CCATTATATTTATTATTATAAAATAATATAAAATAATATAAAATAATATAAAATATAATAACTAACAAATCATATATTCAAATTATATTATTTTACAAATAAAATAATTTACACGATAGTTACAATACTAACACTATTTTATGATACATAAGACGGTAAATCGTCAATATTTATAATTAATTCACCTTTAGGCATATTATTTTTTTGGCAGACAAATTTGCTAAATTCAGGGCGCTCAAGCTGAGCATTGGGTGTGTGATTATGAACACATCTGGCGATCATTTTATACAGTTTAAAATCGGGATAACGTTCTACGCCATTATTTTTATAGAGCACATTGATGCCATTATCATCAATACACCACTCAACAATCAGCTTTACAATTGGTTCACACTCACTCAAATTTTTAATATCGTCAACATCATCTATTATATAATCAAATATGGAGCAGGCTAGACGACACAAGTCAAAACTGAAATTGGGTTCTAGTCGCGGCTTCTTTTCATTAAAGTAGGGTTCAGTATTGTATTGTGTGGCCGCATCACCACCTAATTGGAAACTGTCACTACAGAATACTTTGCCGCCAAATTTATAAATAGCGCGCCCAAAGTCAATAATTTTGAATATTTTTCCAAAGGTGGGAACCTTGTAATACTTTTTCTTGTAACAGTAATAAATGTATTTTTTGTTAGTTGGAACATACATTACATTATTTGTATGTAGATCATTGTGGGTAAAAGAAAAGGATTTTTGATACGTAATTAGAATCATAATAATTTGCATTAATGCGGCAAACCATTCGTCATGACTTAGTTCATTATTCATAATTAAATCATCAAATGTACTTTCGCAATTTTCCATACAAATAACTTGGACAGGAAACTGTGGAATTGTTAACATTAGATTTTCTTCATCAATATCGGAATAATCACCTGATATATCGGAGTCTACATCAATACATTTATCAGATCCAGAACCAGATTTAGATCCAGAACCAGATTTAATAACATCATCATCTTCATCATCATCTTCATCTTCACATACGCTATTTTCTTCATTTTCATTTAGATTATCATTCTCATTTGTATGTGATGTTCTTGACGAGCAAGTAGAGCCTGATTTAAGCGTTTCGGATTTCTTTTGATCCAAAATATTAAATTCATTTGAATTCATAATATCAACCAACTCAACATTCATATGTTTAACATCAGCAAGAGTAATATGACTTGAAGAAGAATTGCTTGTTTCAAATATATTCTCAAAAATAGTGTTATCAATGGATTTAGCTGATAATACCGATTTTTGTGATCCATTTAAAATGTTCAACGGTTTCAATGCTTTTACACCATCATCGTCATTGGTTATTAAATGACTGTAATCTTCTACACTAAACAATACATTTTGTTTTTTATTGAAGAATTCGGAAGTAATCAAGTAATCCAAATCATCAATAATATTCAATTTGTAATTGTTTTTAATAGCCAAAAATGACCCATAATAGTCTACACCGTGAATAAATGCGTGATTGTTTAACATTTGACTTGTTAAAAAACAGAAGAATCCGTCAATATACGAAGAGTTGTTAGTATCTTCAATTTTAGGATGTATTTTTATACTCTTATCAAATGAGGGCAAATTAAAAAGCTGATCATCTGTATGATTATATTTGCCAACAATGTATTTGAATGGATCTAACAAAGGCGCCATTTTGAAGAATACCTTTTGCGTCATTGTAAAATCATCAATGTCCGAAATATTCTTTAGTTTACAATTGAATATGTTCTCAGATTTCTCACCATCTTTCTCTTTAATGTCTGAAATGGACCATAAATGATTCAGATTAATTGAATTAAAATTCGTATTATTTAATGAGAAGAAACGATCGTAAATTGGAATATAGTTCTGTACATTTGAGAGGCTAATCCTTTTGTTAGTTTGAAACTTAGTAAAGAGGTTTATGTTCTTCCTCTTTTGATAATTAACACTAAACAATGTTGTCATTAGCTAATTAAAATATAAATATTAGAAATATTTAACTCATTTCTTCCTAAAGAAAGAAGAGTTTGAATATGTTAGTTATATATTTTCAAAATAATTAATTATACTAAATCTTACACTTTTATTTAAAACTGGTATTTTTTGAACAAATTGTTTAACCATTTCATTATTCTGTTTATAATTATTTTTAGCATCCGTAGCAGAATTTACAGGGTCTCCGTGTTTTTTAGAAGGTTTAGATAATTCAATCATCATTTTATCTTTAGATGTAATCTGTAAATTTATTTTTTGTAATTTAGAATTAATATAATCAAATGATGTATCGGTATCAATTATCTTTTCATAATCCATAAAAATAACATTGTTAAAATTGTTTAATATGGATATATAATTGATATAATAAAAATTGTATAATTCAATCATGTTGGTAAATTTTTTTGAGTACAACTCAACTTCCGAATACATATTTTTTAATTTAATATCATATGGAGCTTTTGGAATGCTATACAACCAATTATACACGTTTTTATACATAATAATAACTATGTTGTTTTTATCTAATAAATAATTATTTATGTCCTTTATTATTAATGTATGTTTATGAATAGGTTCGTTATCATTATTATAAATAACAATAGAGTCATTGTCAACTAAATCAATAACATCAGAATTAGAAATAATATTATTTAACAAATTTGTGCCAGTATTAAACGGACCGATGATATGTATATGTTTTGTCATTATAATTAAGTTAAATAAAAATAATAATATTCTTTCTTAATTATAATGAATTTAGAACTAAAGCGTTTTGATATGAAGAGTATTAGTTTTAAGCCTAATGAATCTAAGGGCCCTGTTGTTGTTCTAATTGGTCGTCGTGATACCGGTAAATCATTTTTGGTAAGGGATCTTCTCTATTATCAGCAAAGTATTCCAATTGGCACTGTTATATCTGGCACTGAAGAAGGTAACGGTTTTTATGGATCATTAGTGCCTAAATTGTTCATCCATAATGAATATAATACTGCTATTGTTGAAAATATTTTGAAGCGTCAGCGCCAGGTTTTGAAGCAGATTAAGAAGGAAATGGAGCAATTCAAACGCAGCACAATTGACCCCCGAACATTTGTGATTTTAGATGATTGCTTGTATGACAACACTTGGGCCAGAGATAAGATGATGCGGCTCCTATTTATGAACGGTGAATTGTTTGCCTAAGTCATTCCAAAAGAATGGCTAGTATATTTAGGAAATAATTCCTTTATATGCGACACGTCCAAATTGCGGAGACGTCTTGGAAGGTTTATACTACTAAACTATTATAGAAATATATTAGTGGCTTATGTTAATTACATAAGGTATAGTAAAAAGGTATAAAATAGAGATAACCCGCAGCACGTCATCTAAGTCCGTAAAGGTAAGGATATGATGATTGTTCAACGACTAAATGCCCGTGGGGTTGAGTAATCTAACCAATTACAATGATGCCTTAAGATATAGTCTAAACCCATCCGAGAGGATGTTATGTCCATTTAAAAAGCATAAATTTAATGATTTCAGAAAGAAATGTCTGAATGAAAATGGTATAATTGAGACATTGGAAGGTGATGTTAATCATCACAATGCAATATCCGTTGGGTATTCCACCAACGCTAAGAACTAACATTGATTACGTTTTTATTTTAAGAGAGCCGTATATTGCCAATAGAAAGCGCATTTACGAGAATTATGCCGGTATGTTCCCTACATTGGAGTCATTTTGTCAAGTGATGGATCAGTGTACTGAGAATTATGAGTGCTTAGTGATAAATAATAATGCCAAATCCAACAAATTACAGGACCAAGTGTTCTGGTACAAAGCAGACGCACACAATGACTTCAGATTGGGATCCAAGGAATTCTGGGAGCTATCCAAATCCATCAATGATGATGACGAAGACGAGCAATATGACCCAAATAACGTGAAGAAACGTGGTCAAGGACCCAAAATTGCGGTTAAAAAATCAAAGTGGTAAGAAATTACAAAAAGAATAAAAATGTAATAGCAAACGCACATACAATTTGTAATGCGATAAGAGACCTAGACAAAAAATTCTTACATTTAAGATCTACATAAGCTGTGGTTGTCTGAAAATTAATTGCCATAATTAAAGCAATTCCCCATTTGTAATTTAAAAATTGTTTTTTAGGAAATCCTTGTTGTATAAAAAAATTTCTGTCAAAATCAAGTAGCAATAAATAATAAATACCAGCAAAAATAAGTGTACAAGTCAGTTGTAGCGCAAACAGATTAAAGTATTTTACATATGATTCTGGAACCAGACCAAAGAAATTTCCAAAAATTAAAAAATCCTCATATATTTTTGGTTTGGCCTTTTTAGTTGCTACCTTTTTTGTATTTGTATTATTATTACTAGCTGTATTTGTATTTATAACTGAATAATTTGAATTATAGTCACTCATTTAAAATAATATAATATAAAAATTAATCCTATTTTTATATTGTAATTAGACGCCTAAATAACGCATCAAATATTAGTGTTAATCAACACGTTCCATACTGTCCT